TGGTTGCTATTCCGCCTGTAGCTTTATTTAAAATTAATTCACAAGATTTAGATGGATTTTTTGCAACTTGATTTATTAAAACTTTTTTAGCTTGGTCTATAAAAATTTTAGGATTCATAGCCACTTCTTTTAATGTGGCTGTATCTTTTGGAACTCCAATAGTAAAACCCATTTTTTCATAAGCACCAGGTAAATCTAAACCTAATTCTGAAAGTTGTTTTATTCTTTTAGCTCCATAAATTTTTTCTGGACTTTGTAAACTTAAAGTAGGAAATCCTATTTCTTTAATAGTTTGTCTTGCAGCAGGATCAGTAATTTTATTTACATATCCTTTAGTGAATTTATTATATTCTCTAATTACTTTTAAAGGATTACCATTATCGCCTTTAGCTATTTCATCTGTTACTCTGTTTAAATAATTTTCAAAAGTTCTTTGAAACAAACCATAATCTGCTTGATTAACTTTACCCTCTAACAAATTTATAAATTGTGAATAAGGAGCAGCTCCAGGAACTCTAGATGTTGCGGTTATTCCTACTATTTCATTTATGTTGACTCCAAAAGGATTTTTGCTTTTTTTATCATAAAAAGGAATTTTTTCTTTTAAAAATAATTTTTTAATTTTTCTTCGAAGAGTATCCATATTTGTTTGTTTATCATCAATGGTAAAATAATTTTTTCCTAACTCTTCTGTAATGGTATCCATTGCAGCTTTAGTTTGAGCCATTTTATAAGGATTATTATAGGGCATTTTTGCAACTAGCGTTTCATAATTTTTTGCTGCTGTTTTATTTGTTGGTATTTTAATATCTGTATTAGGAAATTTTTTACCATTATAAATTTGAGCTAATTTATGTTGTGCGTAAGCTGCTTGACTTATTGTAAGATTTTTAGGTAATAACTCTTGAGGTATAACCTGACCTTTATTTGTAAATTTTTTATATTTAGGATTGCTGTGAAAATCTTTTATTAAATCAATTGTTTCATCTGTTAGTCCTCCTTTAGTGCCACCACTAACTAAATAATAATCTTTTAAAACATCTATTTCTTGAGCGTTTGGTTTTTTTATAAAATATGTAGGCTGCCCTTGACCAACATCTATTTTTTGTAATTTTAATTTTTTCTTTAAAACATTATCAAAAAACTTTGTAGCTGTTGGTGTGGGTCTATTTGTTCTTGTGGCTGCTTCCACAACTCTCATTCTTAATCCACCTGTGACTCTTCCTTTCTCGTTAACCTTTTCCGGTAAACCTATTAACTCTCCAGCTTCTTTTAAATCTATCAGACCATCTTTTTGAATTTTTTTAAATGTAGGAAGAAATTGTTTATATCTCTTCATTAATTTTTTTAAATTAAATCTAGCCTGTCCACTAAGTTCTTCAAAAGGCCCACTATAAGTTACCTCACCTGCCTTTATACCAACTCTATATCTATTAAATAATGAATCTGGATCTAAATAAATTTCTTCGTAAAATTTTTTTACTTTAGGATCAAATTCAGGGTTTCTTGGCATTACACCTCCAGGATCTTAGCTAAACCACCGCCCTTAAGTCCGGGAACGTTTATACCTAATTGTTTTTGAATGTCTAAAATTTCATCTGGAAAATCATCAGGATTTCTTAATACTTTGTGTAACATTTTAAAGTATTCTGTTTTTTCTTTTCCAACTAAACTTTTGTCAGATCCTAAACTTGCAAATAGTCTTGATATGTCTT